GCATCTTTGAACGTCAATTGAAACGATTGATTTGTCCCCGGACTCGGAAACAACGCTCCAGTGCCAGCAGACAAATTACACGATGTTGCTGTGCTTGTGATATTTGCCGCGAGTGTTGAACTCGCGCCATTTGCAAAAATAATTACGTCTGTTGCCATATCTAAAGTTCCTTTAGTAAGACTAGATGTTCACGGACCAAGTATATTGAAAAGGCAATTCAAGCGCACCAGCCAATACAGCAGCTTGAAATACCGGAGCTAACGCGGGTATTTGAACAGGCGTATATGCAGCAGTTACTTTATTGAACACTGCATTTACGCCATTGAATAACATTTCGTTGTAGAGCGCGCCTTTTACTTGTGCCGTTGTTCCGCTGACAATCGTAATTGTTGCTGTGTGATTTGTTCCAAACGTTACGCTAATTTGATATTGACCAGAAACATCATAATTCCATCCGTCGTTCTCGTTTACTGGCACTTGGCCGGGACCAAACAAAAAGCGCGCTACTCGACGTTTAAGCCATGGGATAGTAAACTCTTTGCCGTCACCTTTGAAAAAATGCCAATTGAGACAGCGAATGTAAACATCGTCACTTGTAGCAAAGTAATTTGCTGGACCAACTAACTTGTAACCATTGAACGGCAAATTATCGTTGTAGAGTAGCGTATTGTATGGGCCGTATGACTTGTTAGAACCGCTAGGTAGCAGTGGACGAGAGTAACCATATAAACCTGCTCCTACCCAATCGAGAAAGCTACTTGTAAATTGTGGATACAACGGCAAGCCAAGATTAATAAACGTGTTCAAATATAGTTGCGCATATGTATTATATGACGCGACAAAAGCTTGTATATCCTCGTCATCAGAATATTGCGAATATACATAGCTTGGTATTGTTAGGTTAACAACCATATTACGCCTGTGTTACAGTAATGGCGGCATTGCTTAATACTTCAAAGTAACTTTCGCCATCACCAAAAATCAACCCTGTGCTACTTGCTGGAGAAGTCATTACACTATTAATATAAACTGTAACTGTTATTTGTGATATAAACTGAGTTGCGACAAGAGATGCCGTTGCTAACTGAAACGTTGAATAAATCTCAAACAAATTGATCGGTTGCGTAACAGGAATTGCGTTGATATAGGCCATAACCGCAGGCTGCACAACTTGAGCAACCGCCGCCGGGTTTACATAATTTGGGCTATTTGTATTCCATACAATAGTCATTGTTACGGTTTGTTGCGGAGGAACAACGAACGGAACAATATACGTATCCGGGTAATCACTGATTGATACGCTTACGTTACGTGCATTCGGCTCGCAAATACCACCGCTAACATACGCGCTATAACCTGTCGTGTTGATACCAATCGAAAAGTTCTTTTCATCTATTACTGTAATGTCTAGATCAACACCGTTAAGCGCTGTCATCCCAACAATACCAGTAATAATAACTAATTCGCCAGTCACATACCCATGGTTATATTCAGTTGTTACGACACCAGGATTTGCCTGTGTAATGTTGGTTACGAACATGCTTGAACCAGCAAGCGTTGATATGTCAAAAAGCGAATTAAAAATAGCTAAAGCAACTTGATACGGATCGCCGCCACCAACAACGATTTTCCAGCCACCATTGGTGCCAGTCTGCTGTTGCACACTGATAAGACGCGATTGCACTCCAGACACTTGCGCTAGAGCCGTTTTAAGCAGTCTAGGCATGCCTGTAGCCGATGCTAGGCCAGCTTGTAGCACTCTTGCTCTAAAGCTGTCATAGCTCTCTGTTCCAATGCCCGGCGTCGCTGCCTGAGGATTATTGAACGAAAGCGTAATGCCAGCCGGAACGGAAGTAATTAATTGATTGATTGTCGTCGGGCCAGCCGTAACGCTGCCCGCTGTCGTGCAAACAACAAAAATCAAACCGGACGTTCCATTAGCGGAAACGATACCAGCCTCTTGAGTTACGTATTGGTTCGTGCCATCCGAAACCACAAATCCTTGCGGGATCACAAATCCCGGCGTAGAGCTAAAAAACTCTATATATGCGGAAGTATTACTGGCCGGATTGACGCTTATTCCGTAAACATTGCCAAGCTGTAAAAGTAAGTATTCGTTTGCAGTCAAAGGAGAGATGCTGTTAACCAAATCAACAAGCGCGCTGTCAATTAAAGCAATAGCCGCAACGTCCGTGCTGCTGATATCCTCGATTAGCAACCCTGGAAGGTTTGCCGTATAATCAGGGTTCGTTGCCGCGACATTCGCGAGCAACGTTGCAAGAATAGTGGCTGGAGGCGTGGGGACCGCGCCACTTGGACCTATGGAGACTGGTAGCGTTGTAGTGGTATCGGACACGTATCAAACTCCAAACTTAAACCGGAATACTCGCTGCAATTTTAGTTCCATTATGCAACAAGATTTGCACGTTGTATGTTGGCGTCGAAGAAGCAACTTTAGTAATCTGCAAATTGGCAAAATATTGCGAATAACGTTGTTGCATCAACGAAACGTAATAGTCTGGAAAGACTTGTTGCACAATCGATCGCTTAGCCGGTATTCCCCAATCGCTCCAAAAAGGCGACTCGCCAATTGATAGTTTTAAGCATTGAATTAATGCAGTTACATAAACATAATCGTTGCTACCGTTTGTAGCGGTAGAAACTTCAACCCATTGCAATCCAGTCGTGCCAGCGCCAAGAACTCCCGCACTCGGCCCACTGCCAAGCACTCCTGGGCCACCCGCGATCAGCCCTTGTTGCACAGTCTGTTGCACACGCCCCCACACTCTCATGCTAACGGCGGACCAGAATTGCCGCCTCCCGTCATAACTTCCGTATGAACGTGCGTTTTCAAACTAATTCCGTCCGCGATCACATCGCCGTTCGTAACGGTCATTGTCATACCGTTTAGGTTAATCGCAATACCGCTAGATGTAAGCTTAAAAGTAACTGTGGCGTCCCCAGAACGAAGCAATACGCCATCAGTTCCAACACCAGTAATTACAACCGCATTCGCGTCAACGCTTGGCCAGCCGCTATTGCCAATTGGCACAAAAATAAGTGTCGAAAGATTAGCTAGCTGTGTCGTGTCTGCCGTGCCGCCGCCAAGTCCGCTAATACCTCCTAAATAAGTGTCAGCAGTCATCGCAACGCCTTTGTCTCCTACTTGAATAGGCAACCTTAAATAAATGCTTTCGGCTACCGGCATAGTTGCCTGTGGTATAGTCTGCACCGTTTGAACTTCAAAATTAACCGTAACAATTGCACCAGTAACTTTAGTTACGGTGCAAGGATAAATTTGCCCTTGGCCTTGCAGCGCATCGGCGGATTTACCAGAAACAAATTGGTTCATACTCAAAGCAAGCGGATTTTTAAGATGTTCCATGTCAATTACTCATTGGAACAAGGTTAACAGTTGTAATCCAATTCTCGGCGTTCGGACTTCTAAATTTACCAACATCGCGCACATAAGACACAGTAAACTTACCACTAAAATTTAGCGAGTCTTGAAATTGCGAGTTACTTGCAGCCGTAAAATTTTGTTGCGCATTTGGCAACGTAACCACGTCTCCAGGCTGCAAATCACCACGCATAACCAAATGACATTGAACTGTTCCTAAATCAATCCATGTCGGCTGACCAATCAAATCAGTGAACAGAATATCAGTCACTTGACTCGGCGTTGTGCTTGTATCGTAAGCAATTACTTTGCCATTTGAAATAGTTACTTTTACGCCTGGATAATTAGTCGTTTTGATAATTTTCTGACTTATGTTCGATAGATACGCGGCAAATTGCTCAAGAGAAGCGTATGAGCCAACTTGATCGTAATTCAAAACAAGGTTAGAACTGATTTGAATATTTGGGACAAGAGATGGTAACGCTGTTTTGAGGCTTTGTGTCAATGCTTGACTTAACGGCGTTCCTGCTTTCCAATTTATGGTAAAATTCATAGGCGAATTATCTGAGCCTGTTGCGGCAGTAAAAATCAAATCGAGAGACATATTTGTCCCAACCCAATTGCCATAGCCTTGGAAAATAGTTCCTTTTACGGCAACACCTTGTTCCATAGGGTTAGCAAGCGGAAGCCCCGCACTCATACCGCGTGCAACAGAAATGCTTTTGCCTGCAAACTGTTTTGATTGCTTAAGCGTATCCAACCCAACACCATAGATTTTAACAGCGGCTTGCCCGTATGGCTGATCGTAAGTTCCAACGGGAATATCTAATTCGACTTCTGGCGCGCCCGGATCAACCGTGCCAGTCAAAACGCCAATAGAGCCCCACCGCATAAACTGCGATCCATCAGCATTCGATACAATAATTTCGTAAAACCTCAAGGTGAAATCTCAAAGTTATTTGTTTGCGCGCGCCATATCAACGTCGATGTTGTAAAGTAGCCGTTTAGCAAATTGATATTGTTTGTAAGCGTTGAGGCAATTCTTGGGA